GGCAAGAGGAAAACTCGTTAGACTGCACTGATATACACCTGAAACAAGAAGCTCTGAGAGCCCGTTGCAACCGCGTTTATAAACCCGCCAGCGCAGGCTATACAAAAGCGTCCATCCGAGTGAACAAGTTTGGTGACTTCCGTTGAGACGTACGCCGCCGGGACGTTGATGTAGGCGCCACCTTCATCCGTGTTTGACGAAGCCCATGTCACACCGGCGTCGCTACTCGCTGACACGCTCAAAGCAATAGCAGTGGTACTACCAGTGTTAGAGCTTCTAACGCGCCAAACGGTGTACCAACAGCCGGGTGGCAATCGAAAGCTCGGTCCGTTGGCCCCTGCAGGACCAGCGACCGGTTGAATGTTCAATGGATTTGTGGTGAAATTGTTGAACGTCCAGGGACCAGTTGGATTGGACCAAGTGGCGCTCCCGGAGAACGCGAGAAGACCCTCGCGCACGTATGAGCTAAATTGGTAATTCGGGGGCGCGATAACGATGCCCCCAGGACGTGGGTTCAAAAGTCGAATAGTGTAGGAGACAATCAACTGGCCAATGGTGCCTGCAGTCACAGGAACACCATCAACACAAACAAAGATGCGACCAGCATCATATGTTTTCTGGTCGGCCGAGGGGACAACAGCGTTTCTAGTGTACTTGCCACCGATCATGGCTTCCCGACAGTCCACACGCAATGTTAACGCCTGGTTTCCCATGCCTTCAACATGGGGTTGCGTTGCCAAAGCTTGGATGATGTCTGCCGGTGCACCGGTTAGCGAGTCAAACGTGTAACTGAGGACGACTTGTCCTGCCTTTCCACCATCGGAAAAGACGGACACGAGGGGCTTGTACGTAATCTTGAAATCGAGCAACTCGTACTTCTCATACAACTGAGCCATCGGAACAATGAACCGGAAGCAACTGCCTCCAGGGCGTCCTTGTTCATCGATCGGGAGCGCAGGCTGCACAATGAAATCGTTGGTAACGTTGTATCCAGAGTCCGGGACGACAACTGTGCCAATCATTTCGGTCTCACTGATAATCGGGAAGTTGCCATTGACCATTCCAGGTTGGACGGTCCTCGTCTTCTTCGGTTTCAGCATGATCGAACGGGCGACAGAGCCACCTTTCGACTTCTGAATCGTTCCACTGTGTGCGCTTTGGGCTTTCCCGCCCGTCATCGTCAGCCCCGCCCCGTACTGTTGGGAACCAGAGTTGACCGAGGTCGTTTGAATGTTGAAATCCAAAAACCTCGCTTTCGCTTTGCGCTTCTCTTTGTCCGAAAGAGAGCTCCACTCCTTCCGCGGCATACCCTTGGGCCGCTGCATACGATATCTTCGATGTCTGGGATGTTATCCGTGATTCAAAAATTTTTCAATGCCAGGAAATGCGAAAGACACGGCTAACGTCAATGGCTTTCGCCATCGACGTCCTCCGTGCCGGGACTACGCTTCTTGGGACCGAAGCGCAGGACGTACAACGCGTACGCCGAAACATCCAGCGCCTGAGGAGCGCTGGCGGGCAAATTTTCTATTGCACTCACCAGATTTGCCAATTCACTGGTCCCTTGTCCAGGGGCGTAACCATTTCTTTTCAGCATCTCTTCTGCCGCCAAATAGAAATCGACGTCGGTTACGGATGGAGGTTTATACTCCGCTTCGGAAAGCATCTCAGCCTTCCACGTGTCGTGCAACTTCACGTAATTGATGTACTTTCTCTGCGCCTCAAAAGCCACGTCCATGTACCTCTTGCCGAAGGACCGTTTCACAACTTTTTCAAACCATCCGCGCATGGCTCTCCCGATTGGCCCGACTCTGATGTCGGGATCGGTCATGAGAACAGCCATGTGTTTTTGCACAGGACGGTCAGCGCCGTAAATGCGTTCCACAGGTGGGAAAATGAAGTACGATTTGAGAAACTTGTTGGAACTCCAAACCCAGTCCTTGTGACCTGGTCTATGGATAAACATGCCTCCCAAAAAAGTGACTGCGCTCGGGTGATGCCAGATTTCTCCTTCTTTATCAACCTCGAACTCCGGGATGAGCCCAAGCCCATTCCACGTCAACAGAGTCTGTTCACGGTACATCGTGAAATGAAAACGTCCATTCTTCCAACACTTCAGAAAAGCCATTGGCGTGGCAATCATTTGACCAAACACAGCTTTCACAGAGGTAAGGGGCTCACCAGTGTTTGTGCTGATCAGATTCTTGTCCCAATAAAATCTTCCTTTTGCGTCAGTTGACAAGCGGTACTTGCCGGTCAGCAGTTTGAACTGTTGCTTCATGTGCTCGGCCGTGGCTCCTTCAGACAATGCATTGACGAACTCAACGAATGCCTCTTGAAAAAGCTTTCCACACGACTTATCACAGTTAACCATATCCAAAGCGCAGGCGAGAACATCGCTATTCTCATCACAGAAAATAGCATAATGATCATCACCGTGCATGGCAACATGGAAACCAAAAATGTGTGCGGACGCCGTAGCCCATGCGCTCAGCCAATCAGCGCGAGGCTTTGGAATGTAACTCATGGAGAATGTAAACGTGCCAGGTACAGGTTCGGGCACGGACGTAAGGGTTGGAGAATCATAACCTGTCACAGTCCAAGACTTTCTTCCCGCCATCCAGCTTTTCAAGGGCACAGCAACAGCCATGCCAGGAATATCTGCTTCAGATTTTGGGGTAATAGGTCGGGTCTTGGAAGCAATCTGGAAATCAGACATGTGCGGCTGATTCGGAATGACTTCATCCTGTTTGGGAATGACATCCTTCGGGGGCTTCAACGCCGCCCCGGAGGCCCACTTTTTGATCTGATCGATCGTCTCATCTTTGTGCGCAAGAGTCCATGGTCGTTCCTCAATGTACTTGATAAGCTCATCTGGAGTGTAAGGCTTGAAACCAACACCAAGTTTATCAACCCACAACTGGGAGATTTCCTTGGCCTGATTCCAAACGCTCTCCTGAGCCTCAAATGGCAGAGGTTTTTCAAGACGCTGGACCTCAATAAGGACCGCATTCAAAAATGAGTTATCCGGCTTGACCAGCAACTTGTCACAATCCGTCTCAATCACAATGGGCTTATTGCTCTCCTTCAAGACGCTCATCTCATTCAAGAGGAGTTCATCGTCTTTGATGTACATCTTATCACCGTCTGGAGAATCGGTGTAGATCTTGGAGGCGGCCACCATGTTGGCAGGGGCGGTGACAGGAACTTTGACAAAACGATCGTTCTCGAAATCCTGAACTTCGTTCAGCATCAGAGACAGTTCCATCTCACGCAACAGAGGCTCCAGCCAACCAGGAGGTGTGGCGAAGTAGTTGTGGATGGCATGTACAATGATGGCTGCGGGGAGAGGAATCAAAAACATTATCATGTGAGCCAAAATGTTGCCGAAGCTCGTGATAAGGTGCGCGACGAGGGTCGCAGGGATGGACGTTTCCTTTCCTTCCCAGACTTTGGCCAAGCCCAAGAAGATGTTTTCAGCGGTGGCGAACAGGAGGGTGAAATGGTAGCCACAGGCATGCTTCAGAACCTCCTCAGCCGTGGCATTCACGACACACCAGAGCATTGTGGCCGCCTCTTCAAAAGCGGCCACCGCCCTAGGGTGACGCGAAGCCCAACTGATGGTCTGCAACAAGCCGTTGCGAAGCCAGTTGACCTTGTTAATCTGCCGAAAAACTTTGGACCAGATGGACGGAAGTCCGGTGAACTTCAGAAAGCCTCGGGTGGCTTTCACAACAGCGACGGACAAGCTCTTTGGGGTGAATTTGTCCTTCAACCAATTGGCACCGTCTTTGAGTCGAGCCCAAGCCCACTTGAGAAACTCACCAACTGAACGAGTCACTTCAACCAAGAAGTTGGCTCTCGTCTGTTTCTGAGTGAGTCTCACGTAAGCTTCAGCAACACCTTCAGGGAAACCGGTATCCAAGGCGATACGCCGCGCAGCCTGAGTGTTGGCCACGTTTTTGAAGTCACCGTGCGTCGGGTATGGTCCCCCCGCAACTCTGGACAAAGCAATGGATGCGTCCACGGTGCGCCTACACGCATCACGCAGAAGTGGGTGGTAATGCACCAACTTGTCGTAGTTGTGCTTACCGAGACGCTGGACCGTCAGTCTGTGAGCCAAGTCATGCAGAGTCTGATGGGCGTCGGGTCGTTCAAGATCACTTCCCATGGCCTTGACAACCAAAGTGGACAAAATTGAAGGGATGCGTCCCTTCTGAACGAACGAAGATCCTGGCCTGGCATACTTCACGTTTTCCCCCGGTTCCGAAACCTCGAGAATGTCGATACGCATAAGATGCATGGATTCCAACGTCCATTCGAAATGGATGGAAATCTGAAAGTGCCGGTCCTCAACGGTCACAAACAGAACGCTATGGTTGAAGTAATCCTCAGATTTAACTTCGTGAACATAGCATGAATCGCCTGGCGACAAGCTAGCAAAATACTGGAGCTGACCATTAACGACTGCACCGTGGCCTTCGATAACGTCCACCTCGCCGGACTCTGGAACTTCAACCTCAACGGACTTCCATTGAGTCTTGCGTTCCTTGACTTCCAACATGGGCGGGCGTTCGGGCGGGGTCCCGTGCGAGCCGTTGAGCTTCCACTTATTGAGCCTGGCCTTGTAACTTTTGCCGGCGACTGGATCCTCGTAGCGCATGACGGTGGAACCATCCGCATTTCTCTTAGGAACTTCCACAACGACGGCTTCTTTGAACATGACCTTACTCTTAGCCCTAGCGGGAAAGTGAAAACGGTCAAGGAACAAAGATCCTTCCTCCGAACAGAAGTTCCTAGCGACTGCGAACAGCGTGACGCCTTGCTTAATTTCCGGATGCGACGCGAACAGCCCGACCAACTCCCCTGGTGAGAGATAGTAGAGCACGTCGCCCCCGAAAAAAACACGAGATTCCGAAATCTCAGTGTGGTAAAGAGACCTGTTCCTACTCCGGTCTGAGCCTTTGAGTTCCTTACGGTAACCGTTGACCTTCACCGCCCGCTTGGCGTGCTTGACGATCTTCTGGAACGCGGAAACCTCAGAGTTGCTTGGAAACAGACAGATGAAATCCCTCTTGAGATCAGGAAGACCCCGTTTTGCATTCTCTTCCAACTGCCTAGCAATCAGAATACCTGCCTTGGACCTCATCATGTAGCGGAGCATCTCCGCTATCCGGTGTGGGTTTTGGGTTGGCTTTTCAGACTCACAAACGTCGATGTGCAGCCCTTGAGCAACTGCCCATGCGACGGTGTCATTCCTCCAAACGCCAAAAGGTTCGGTCTTGGAATAAAAACCATGAGATTGCGAGTTCGACGAACTCGGCTGGTTGGCGGGCACCCCCGCCGGGGATGACGATTGTTCATCGTCATTTTTGGGCATGGGCCCAACAAACACATTTTCCGTTTCCATACGTACTAG